TATTGAATTTTTAACAAGAGTATTTATAGAATCTTACATTAGAAATTCAATTTTTTGTACAAAAAATATGCGGTTGTATATTTTTGCTTATGGTATGATATTGCATGAAGGGAGGTTTTGATATGGATTGGCTGAAAAGGATGAATTCGGTTTTAGATTACATTGAAGAAAATTTAGATGGCGATATAGACGATAATAAAATCGCTATGCTGTCCGCGCTCCCCAAAGGAGTGTTTCAAAGAGTTTTTGCGGCTATAACCGATATGACTTTATCCGAATATACGCGAAAAAGGAGGCTTACGCAGGCGGCTTCGGATATTCAAAATACGGACGAAAAAATTATAGATATTGCCGTAAAATACGGTTATAACGCAGCGAACGCTTTTAATATGGCTTTTAAAACATTTCATGGCGTAACGCCGTCTTATGCGAGAACATCAAATACACAGCTTCAATCATTTCATCGCCTTACCTTTACACTTACTTTATCTGTAAAAGGAGGAAATGATATGCAATATCGTAAAATTGAAAATGCTGAGGAATTTTTACAGCAAATGGTGAACAAGGAACACCCAAAGAAATATTTACAAAACATTTCAGAAAACAACGGAGTAAAATGCGTTCTTGACGGTATAAGAGCAGCGGTTATATTGCCGGAGGAAACTGCCGACTGGGATTTAAGCGGTGCTTACATTGATACAGGCGATAATGAACGTCCAAAAATAAATTTCGACTTTTTCAATAGAAATAATTATTGTTATGAAGTTAAAGTATCAAAAAATCAGGCAGAGAGTTTACTAAATTCTTTTGATGATTATAAAATGAAACCAGATGCGTTAATGCCCGAAATTATCTTTGTAAACATTAATAAAATGGAGTTCATCAAAAAATCAGAAGCAATGGAATTGAAAGAAAAAGCCGAAGAACACATAATGGCGTTTAACCCGAAATATTTAAAAGATGCATTAGATTTTATTGTTTGTTCTGATTGCGATGTTATTGAAATGTATTATAATGATAAAACATTAAAATCCAATAATGGCAAATTAGGTCCATTGATTATGAAATCAAATCGCTTTTATACTGCAATATTGCCTGTATGTATCGACAGTTATTTTAACAATAAATTTCAATAATAAATGAAAATGAAAAAACGTCCCGAATAAACATACTCTCCATCAAACACCCTCTGGGATTAGGTCATCAATGTCGTATTCTCTGCTTGGCTTCGCTATACCCAAGAACTGCCTGTGGCACTCCCACAAATCAAGCAGCAATCCGAGCGGCATCAGCCATGTTTCCTCTTCGGAACGGTTCAGATGTACCGTTCCGTAATATAAAAGCCGGGTAAACATCTCATCATCGTTTACCCGACTTCCGCGTTTTTTGAATCTTCCTCGCTCTCAACATTACGTTTTGTGCCTTTAAACATCGCCTCGGTGATTGCGCTTTTATACGCCGCCAATTCCAGCGGCGAGGTCAAAAGTTCAACCTCGTCCTCGGTCAATATCGGTTTTGGTGCGTCTTTGTTTTTAAGGTTATATACCAAAATACTCTGATTTGCCAAAAGCGTAATCAGCCAAATTATTTCGTCAAGCGCAAGTTCAAAGTTCTCGGTCTTCATAAGCTTGTCGCCGAGGTCTGACAACCCACCGTATTTCTTGGCGATTTCTTTTGTGGCTTTTGTTGTCAATATTAATTCGTAATCTGTGCCGCCGATGGATATGGCGGTGCTTCTTTCATTATCAATCATCGCTGCCGCCTCCTCCCGTTCCGAAATCGTCACCGTCCATGTCCGCGAGGTCGTTAAGCCACGCTTTTGCGGCGGCTTCGGTTTCGAATGTCGCTTCTTCTTTCCACACGCCCAGAATGTCGGTCTGTATCGTACCCTCGATGGTGGGGGTTTGGAAATTGTAGGGTAGAAGCCCGACGCCTTACTATATCACTATAGCAGATTTTCGGGACAACCCCCTCCGAACCGGACGTACAACTTTCACTGTATCCGGCTCTCCAGCTGTTTCTAAATCAAAATCAATATTTTCCTGAATGAATTTTATCATGGCATGATTCACATACAACAAGAGTTTTTCTCTTGATTCTGCTCATCGTCAGTACCCAATCAGGAATTTGTTTGCCTCGCTTTTTATACTTTGAGATTATATCTTTCAGTTTCCTTACATGATGAACCTCAATGTCGCCGTTTTCTGTTCCGCAAAGCTCACATTTATTTGCGTTTATACGCTTGATAAGCTGACAGCCGTTATTAAAGCCGAAACTGAAAACATCGGAAACTTCCGTCATAGGCTCATCTACTTTTTTCAGGCTTTCATTAAAATATGTCATCGTAGATTCGCCTTTTTTGGTTTGATATTTTACGCCGATTATATTCCGAGTTCCTTTTCCAACTTTTAACGGTACAGCTATACCATATTTTTTGATAACTTTGCGAACTGAAGATTTTTCTTTTTTGGCTATAGTTTTTGCGAGACTGAAATAATGAATATGCTTGAACTTGTTTATTTTTGTACTGACATCAGTAGCTAGGCAGTAATAATTATACAAACCTCTTATTTCGGCATTATATTGATTAATCATATCCAAAACAGGCAGGTTTGCTCTGACGTTGTAGTGTACGGCTTTTCCATATCTTGAAAACAAGCTGATTTTATCGTTGATAACATCGCTTGGCACAAGTAATTGAATAGTTCCGTTTACTGTCCGCTCTTTCACGCCTTTTCGAGTTTCTTTGAGGGCTGTGTTTTCGATTGATTTCGATATTTCGTAACCTAAAAATCTCACTCGGTTTTCTTTTATATTCGTTATCAAAGTTTTATCCTTGTTCAATTCCAGTTTCAAGGTTTCTTTGAGGAAATTTGTTACTTTTTCCTTTATATTTTCCGAAATCTCTTTACTGCCGTTGATACAAATTAAAAAGTCATCTGCGTAACGAACATAGTGTACTCTGACATAACCGCTGTCCATAGGGTCTCTCGCCGGAAGTTTACGCATTTCTTTTAGGAACATTTCTGCCTGTTCAAGATTGCCTTTTTTGTTAGCAGCCCATCTTTTATTGGCAAGGCTGTGATATTCTTTGTTCAGCTTTTTTTCCTTTCCCTTAGTTGTTTCCCTGATTAATGCTTCCATATATTTATCCAGTTCGTGGAGATATATGTTTGCGAGAATTGGGCTGATAATTCCCCCTTGGGGAGTGCCGGACAGGGAATTGTGCATTTGCTTGAACTCGAAATATCCTGCTTTTAAAAATCTGCGTATAAGCTCTAAAAATCTTCCGTCTTTGATTTTTTTAGACAATAACATAATCAATATGTCATGGTCTATATTGTCAAAACAGCCGGTTATGTCGCCCTCTATTACCCAATTTGTACCTTTGCAGTTGCTTTTAATTTGATGCAGGGCAGTTTGACAGCTTCTTTTCGGTCTGAAACCGTGCGAATTTTTGCTGAATAACGGCTCATATATCGCTTCCAATATCTGCCTTGCCGCTTCCTGTACCAATTTATCTTCAAATGCAGGGATTCCTAATGGGCGTAGTTTACCGTTTTTCTTAGGTATATAGGTTCGTCTGACCGCTTTGGGCTGATATTTTTCTTCTTTAAGCCGGGCGATTAAATTTTCTATAGTTCCCATTTTGAAACCGTCTATCGTGTTTCCGTCCACGCCTTCTGTCATGTTGCCTTCTTTGGCGTATATTTTACGGTAAGCTCTAATAAACAATTCTTTGTTAAACAAGTTCCTATATATTCTGTCAAATACATAGTTTTCATTACTTTTTGACTTTTGATTTAGTATTGATAAAGTCGTTTCAGCTTTCTGCATTTCGCATACCTCCATTTTTTATCAATTAAACAACCTGCCGTCCTTCGCCATGTATGCGGCTTTCCCGCACTCGAACTACTACGACGGCTCCGTTGCCATACCGGATATTCAGCGTCATCTCTCTTGGGTCTCCCCTTGAAATTTATCACCTTGCGGCATTACGCATAGCCGGATTTTTCCGGCGTTCCGGGTTAGGCAATCCCCGTTTAGACTTGTAATTACTTGGCGTAACTTAGGCTTCCTTTTATCCCTTTTACGCGCTTCCTGCGCGCTGGAAGAATTTAGAGAGTACAGAAAACACCATAAAAAAATTCTCTGTAAAATTCTTCATAGACATAATAACCAGTGTATGTCTATCCCGGCGGATTAGGGCAAAGAGATTAGATTCAAGCAGTTTAGCTTTAGCCATATTACGCTTGGTCTTGCATATCACGCTTATACACTGATTTCAAACGCATACGCTTTACCGACGTGCTGTGTTCCCGTTGACCTTTCGGCTACCGGTAAGTCGGTTGACCAATAGATTTCTCTCTAATCTATACCCCCTTTGGGGCATTAACCACAAGCCCTTACGGGCGCACTATATTGTCGCCTTTGGTTTCAAGGCTCTCGTTGGGAATGCCGAACTTAACCTTGTGCAGCCATAAAGCCCTGAATTTCCGTTTGCCGTTCTTGACCGTTGTCGAATAGAAACCAACTCCCACGGCTTTGCCGTCGTCGTCGCCCTTGGCGGTCATTTTTTTGCCGTTGCCGGGGGTGACATTTTCGACTTTATGCCCCAAGATAAGAGCCAGCACCTCGTATTCGAGATGGTCGCCGTTGAGCGTTAATTTGCCCGATTTGAATTCTTTGATGCTTTCGATGATACGGTCGTCGCCGTACAGCTTCGCGTCGTTGATTTCTATGGAAAGGTCTGTCTTTATTGCGTAACTCATCACAAGCCCGTCCGAATAGGAAACGTCGTTGTTTGTTTCTTTTATGGGGGCGCAGATAAGATATTTTAATCCGATTTGTGCCATGTTATATATCCTCCTCTGTTAAAAAATATTCTTTCGCCACATCAATGGCGTAATGGTGGTAGCCTGTGTCGTCCTCGTGACCGATATACCGGCGGTCTGTCACCGTTATTTCGGCGGCGAGGATTGCCTTCGTGATTTGATTTTTTCGTTTTTGGTAGTTTCCTTTGGAATATAGGGAGATACGCGCTTCCTGAATTTCATATTGCGGCGCGTTGTCGGCGAAACCGCCGAAGTTGTCGCCCATCGGCGTTATGACCGTGTATTCGTCGGGGGCTTTGCCGGAAAACACGCCCGTTTCCACAGGAATGCCGAGTGTGTCTAATATTCCATTCAATTCCTGTAAAATACTCATGTTTTCTTCACTTCCTCCTCGAATTTCGTTTTCATAGCGTCGATACACGCTTGTCTGGACGACGACCGCGCCGGTTTCAGAAATGGTTTCGGCGGCTGCCCGTGTTTGCCGTACTCGATAATATTTGCGATTTTTGCGTTACTGCCGCCGCCGCTCCTCGGTTCGGCGAATCCGACTTTTACGTCCCAGTTGTTCTTCCTGTCCATACGTGCCTTTGTCAAACCAAGGGAGCGGAGCAGTTCGCCTGTGGAACGGGATGATATTTTTGTGTCCTTGCCTATAACCGACTGAAAGTTGCTCTTGACTTTCGCCAGCACGACCTCGCCGCCCGCTTCAAGCACTTTCGGGACGATTTCGTCGGTTTTTTCAGCGAGTTTTGAAACTTTTAACAAAAAATCGTTCGGCATTTTGATTTGTACGCTTGCTATATGAACACCCCCTCGGCGTTTGTGAATGTATATGAAAACGCCCCCGATATTTCGGGAGCGTTGCATTAAGTTGTTAACTTAAAATACTTATTTGTTTTTTCTTTTTACAGGAACGCCTACATATTGGTCTCCGTTAAAATAAAAATATTCGGCTTCTTCGTTTCCTTTCTGTTTACACCCGTGAAATTCATAATTATATTTATCTCCCTCGAAAATACTGCGTATCAGCGTAAACAACGGAGCTTGATGACCCGGATTATCTAATCCGTTCAGTTTTTTAGTCAACACCCATGCCGCTTCCGTATTTTTTATTTTGATAAGCATTGTGGGTTCGGCTTCCATGACATGAACACCCTCAGGTTGATTGGGATTACTCGTTTCCTGCCCGTGAAGCATTGCATATGGTCTTTTTGCTATTTCGCGGTCAAGCGCGTAATCAATGCTAAGGCATATCATACAATCCGGTGTAATACTGTCGATAATTTTGTCTTTATTGTCTTGAAACCATTGCCAGCTCGCATTTACGTCAGGTTCAGAGTTAAGATCGGGAGCAACGAAATAAGAACCTGCATATATTGTTTTCGCTTTTTCAATGATTATAAAGTCAACACCCTCGATAGTTATTGTTTCAATGATTTTTTCGTTTAACATAAATCCTCCTGATTATTTTGTATTTTATCAGGCGCGCCTAATTTTATATTTATTTTTTAAGGTTACGTAATCCTTGCTTATATCATAACATATCCAAAAATATAAGCGGTGAATAATTTTCGGATATAAGCGGGATTAATTTGTTAATAAATTGTAAAAGCGAAAAATTTCCGCTTAAAATAATCGTTTGCGTTTATCTCACCGACGGCACAACTTTTTCAGCCAAAACCTCGACATACATTCCACGCCCGCGAACGTCTTCTGCGCTGATGATACGATACCGTCCGTTTTCGCAAACAATAAAAAGCGTGGTGTCAACGGTCAACCCCGGTATTTTTCGGAAACGGAACAGGGCTGTCGCCGTTGAGAACGCAGCCATGTTTGCCCATTTTTCATTCCCGTGTCGTTCCTCTTTATATGTTCGGATGGAAGCGAGGATATTGTCGCCGGTGATGACGAAACCCTCCGCATCTTTTGCCGGAGCGGTTGAGATGATGTCAATAGAAGTATTCATTTTGCCGTAACTCAAACATCTCACCTCGTTGCTATATTCATTTCAGAACGCCGCGCACAAAATGCGACAAGTGCGGAATCCATTTGTATGTGCCGCCATGGGGACGGTCTCACAGCGGATTTACTATGCTTTTCGAGGCGTTTATACTGACTTTGGCAAAGGAAATGCCGATTTATAAAATCGCAGAACTCGCTGACGAACATGATACGGTAATATGGCGTATCGTCAATGCACATATCAAAAAGGCATATTCCCAAAAAGATATGTCAACCGTAGCGAAAATAGGAATAAATGAAACGTCATCGAAAAAAGGTCATAATTATATCAGCGTTTTTGTCGATATGACAGCAAGAGATGTTATTTTCGCTACGCCCAGCAAAGATGCTGAAACTATATCGAAATTTACCGAGGAATTGGCAAAACATAACGGAAATTCCGATAATATCAGTGAATTCAGTATGGATATGTCGCCCGCATTTATATCAGGAGCGGAAAAAAACTTGACTAATGCAGGTATTACTTTTGATAAATTCCATGTTGTCAAACAACTCAATGAAGCCCTCGACGAAATACGCAGAAACGAGCAGAAAATCAATCCATGCCTTAAAGGTTCGCGGTATATCTGGCTGAAAAATCCGTCTAAACTCACTGTCCGACAACAAACCGATTTGAAAACATTATCAAATGAAAACCGCAAACTTGCAAAGGCTTATCAAATGAAATTAACTTTTCAGGATATTTACCGTTCAGTTTATGACAGAGAAACTGCTGATTTCGCAATTAAGAAATGGCTTGCTTGGGCTGTTCGTTCGAGGCTTGACCCTATTAAAAAATTTGCTAAGATGGTTAAATCTCATTATTACGGCATACTTCGTTTCTTCGACAGCAGATTAACTGCCGGTTTGTCTGATGGAATTAATTCAAAAATCCAAGAGATTAAACGCAGAGCTAAAGGTTTCCGCAATATCAACAATTTTATTAACATGATTTATCTTGATTGTGCTATTCTTTCGTTGCCTGCTTTTTATTAATCCCACTCTACCCACTCAAATCAGCGATGAGCCAAAAAACCAATGTAAAATCATATTTGCGGAACGTCGGGGACGACGTTCCCCGCATTAAAATTCCAATAGCTGGCAAATAATCGATGCGAAATTTTTTATGCAAACGCCATAATTTTTTTGTTTTTATTGTTTACAAAAGCGAAAATATATGATATAATATCATGTCGGCAGTAAAATACGGCAGGTTACTGAATATTTTATTGCTTTTATCCCGGAACGCAGTTCGCGGACAAAGGATTCACCCGCCGCAGACTATGTCCCGAGGAAATTTATTAATTATTTTATTTTTTATTTTAAGAAAGGTGAAAAAATCATGTTACTCAAAGAAGAAAAACAACAGGTTATCACAAACAACAAACTGCACGAAACCGATACCGGTTCACCCGAAGTCCAAATCGCGATCCTTACGGCAAGAATCAATCAGCTGACCGAGCATCTCAAGAATAACAAAAACGACCACCACTCAAGGCGCGGTCTTCTCAAAATGGTC